GTTGACGCCTGTCAACCCTGTTGCTACAAGAATCGCCTCTTTGACCGAAAGACCCATCAAGGCGCAGTATTTCTATATGGGAAAGATCAAACGATCCGGTAAACGACCCGGTAAGCCGTGTGAAAAGCCGGCGAAGATGAAGAACCCAGATAAGCTCATCGTAGACAAAGGGCACGGAGCTCCGCTGCCACTTCGGATGGCACACGCCGCAGCGCAAGGCAGGGTCGAAGAAGACAAGCTCACCGCTACGCAGGGACGGGTGCTCTCACTTCTGAAGACCATCTCCCCATCGGGCATCAAGGAACCCACCAGGCTCTCCACAGAGGAGATTGTCGAGTGGCTTCAACGTCCCGACTGGCAAGATGGCATGGCCGAGAGACTGGACGAGCTGGTGCAAACCATCGACGCCCAGGCACTCTCCACCCTGCTTATGTTGCTAGGACCAGACAATACAAGCTATCGAGTGAAGATGAGGGCGACCGAGGTTGCTCTCAAGCTGACCGGACGCCTTATCGAGCGCCAAGAGCATCAGCACACCATAGGGCTGGCAGAACAACTGCTGGCGAACGCAAACCCGGTCATGCCGAGAATGCCCGACTCAGAAGCTAGAATCATCGACATCGAACCCGTTTTGAAAAAGGACTGACATGAAAAAACGAGGAAATGGGGCTGCCAAGGACGCCAAGGCACCCATCAGCTTGACCGCAGTGCAGCAGATTCAGCACCGCATCGACACCTACGAAGCCGGCCTGAGAGAGCGAGAGCGCATCATCGAGTCTGCCAAGGCAGATCTCGACAGAAACACCGCCGAGATCTTGCAGATTCGCGGTGCGCTGGGCGAAGCCAAGGAAACGCTTCATATGCTCAACCCTGATGGCGACAAAGTCGTGATGCCCACGAATGACACCGAGGTCGAAGCAGAAGTGTGAACGAGCAGCTCGAGCGCAAGGCGTCGATTCTAGGGACGACGCCCAAATCCGACATCGAGTTGCCCCGCTACATCGTCACACAGACCGAAGCGGACCTGTATACAGGTGCGGTCCAAGCGGAACACCCCGACGACCGCATGCACGCGATGGCAGCGCTGGGAAAGATGTGCCCGGCGTTCTATATCCACGCGTTCTGCAAGATCAGGGACGAAGATAGGAACCTGCAGCCCTTCAACCGATGGAATGAGGGCCAATGGGAGATCTATAACCGCATAGCGCAGGCGTACTACAACCAGAAGCCCGTCAGAATCGTCATTCTCAAGCCTCGACAGATAGGCTCAACGACCTTTCTGGGGGCACTCGACTACTGGGCAACAGCGACCAGATTCCGCTCAAACGGCATCTTGCTCGCCCATGAAGACCAGATCACCAAGCGTATCTTCCGTATCCTGCGTCGCTTTCACGAGAACGTCCCCGACTGGCTGCGACCCGCTACCGTCAACACCTCCCGACAGGAGATGTGCTTCGACCAGAAGGGCGGCGGCGGCCTCGACAGTTCGATCTTCATCGACACCGCAGGCCGGTCCAAAGAGGTCGCCTCCAAGGTAGGTCGTGGTGACACCCTGCACCTCGAGCACCTCTCCGAGTTCGACCACTACAGCCACCAGGACGAATTGCTGCTGTCCATGCAGCAGGGTCTGCCCGATGTGCCCGAGTCCTTCGCTTGGTTCGAGTCCACCGCTAACGGAGCCGGCGGCTTCATGGACAAGTTCTGGCAGAACAGCCCGGACAAGACCGGCTTCGACAGGATCTTCCTGTCTTGGAAGCATATCCCCTGGCGACCCACCACAGGTGGAGGGTGGGCACGTAAGTACTCCCGCGAGCTTCCCATCCCAGCCAAGGAATACCGGGACACCATCACGGTGGAAGAGTACGAGCTCATCAAGGACCATGGTCTCACCCTCAATCAGGTCGAGTGGCGCCGCTATAGCATTCGGGTCAAGTGCGTAGGCGACGAGGACTACTTCAGACAGGAATACCCGCTCACCGACATCGAAGCCTTCATCGGCTCGGGCGAGGCTGTCTTCTCACAATCGTCTCTGCGCCACTACGAACAACTCGCCGCCAAGATCGAACCGGCGTTCATCGGTCGCATGAAGGAGACGCAGACGCAGATCTTCGCCAGTCCAGAGAAGAAAGGACCAGTCAAGATCTACGAGTACCCCAAGCCCGGTTACGAATACATTCTCGGCTACGACCCATCAGCAGGCTACGAGAGCGGCGACCTCGCTGCCATCTCCGTCTTCTGCCGGGACACGCTGACCTTCGTTGCCCACTACTACGCCAAGGACGATGTCCCCATCAGCGCAGAGCAGGCTGTGCTCCTTGGGCAGTACTACAACGAAGCGCTCATCGTCCCCGACTGCACCGGCATCGGCATGGCCGCCGTCTGGGCCCTCAAGAGGCTTGACTATCGCCGGCTGTATGTACGCCGGGACATCGACAAGCGCAGCAAGGCAGGTCGCAAGGACCGCTGGGGCTATGTCATCACCGCGACGACACGCCCCATCCTCATCTCCGATCTTCGCAATGCCATCGAAAACAAAGAGGTGGTCGTCTACGACAAGGACTTCGTCTTCGAGGCCCGACGCTTCGCTGTCGTCAACGGCAAGGAGCAGGCGTCCAAGAATAGCCACGACGACCTTCTGTTTTCAGCAGCTCTCGCCCTACGAGGTCACGCTGAACACGGACGCTATATTCAGCGTGCAGAACAGAGACTTGGCAAAAAGTTGGAAAACGGATTGAATGCAAGAATGATGATGGGCGATATGGGGTATACACGACCCCTTGACGCCGATGACATACTTGGAAATCAGTGGTAATCTCGGTTAGTTCAGCAAACTGGAGTGTGTAATGCGAGGCGAATCGAAAAAGCGTGTCCATGCCAATGACGATCAGGTTGGCAACAAGGGCAAGTTGAAGGGTGGCGTAGATAACGCCAAAAAGGGCTTCGGTAAGGGTATCGATATCCGCACCGTGCGCGAGACGAGCGGCTCGAAGTTCAACAACTAGGTGGATTACCCCGTCGCCGCCTTGGTGACGGTAGCGGCGTTCGGTTTCGTTGCGCTCTTGTTGGTATGCGGACTGGTGTATTACGCCATCCGCTCCATTCGCCTCGAGGCCGGCGAGCACAGGCAATACACAGAGCGCCTAGTCGCTGTCGCCCAATCCAAACGAGTCGCTGACGCCTACCCCATCCGTCAGTTGCCAGGCACAAGTACGCGCGAAGTAACCGCTGCTAAAATCCTGACCGACGACGATATAGTCGCACGTGAGATGGAGGCTATGGGCCTGCGTCCGCACAACGAGGCAGACCGCCTCGAGTTCATGGACCGCATGTCGATGGAGCACTAGATGCCGCCCAAGAAGAAGAAGAAGCCCAAGAAGTCCGTCCAGCGTACTGTCGCTGAATCCAAGGATGCACCGAAGCGGCTGCGTGGTGAAGCCATCACTGGCGAGACGATGAAGTTGCACTCGAAGATTCAGAAGGGAAAGAAGAAGGCCCATTCACTCAACCCGCCGACGCGTCGGGAGCAATCTGGACCGGCAGGAGAGGCAGCATACACAAGGTGGTATGCCTCAAAGATGGCCGTAGACAAGATAAAGGACGAAGCGAAGAAACTCGTCAAGGGACGCGAGAAGACGAGCCCATCGGCCACAGTCGGCAAAGCCGGCAAGAAAATGGAAACCCGCCGACGCAAAAAGAAGAAGGATTAGCAGGTGGCACAGCCGCTCCAAAGCAAACTCGCTTCGATCTTCAAAGGTAAGAAGGTCGATCAAAGGGCGGCGACCGTTGAAGAACGCTACCTCGAATCCCACTACATCCGGCGCAAGCTCGAGGGCGTTTGGTTCACCAATATCGCCTTCTATCGAGGCAACCAGTGGGTGACCTGGAACAACCGGGAGCGAAAGCTCACCGTCAAAGCCGTGCCCAAGTGGAAGGTGCGGATGGTGGTCAATCGCATCCTGCCGACCGTCCAGTCCCTGCTCGCACTTCTCGTCCAAGACGACCCGAAGTTCAGAGTCGTTCCTACATACAGCTCCGACAAGGGAGAACAGGCTGCCCGAGCCGGGACCGCTTTCCTACAACACCAGTGGGAGCGGGATAGCCTCTACCGTAAGGTACTGATGGCTCGACTCTGGTCCCTCGTCACCGGGCGAGGCTTCATGAGCGTGCTTTGGGATCCTGACGCAGGCGAGGACATCGAAGTGCTCGAC